AACGCCTAACTGCCCTAAGTTTTCAATAATGGAAATGCCATACACTGCTATATAAAATAAGACAAATCCAGTAGCGATTGATTCTAGACCCATGATTTTCAAGTATGGATAAGCAACGCTTATTAAGCAGACCACTAATAAATGTTTTACTAATCCTAGCAATCCTTTTGTGCTATTTCCTTCCTTAATGAAAATACCTTTACATAATCCTGTTAAGATATCCCCTAACACAATCCAGACAAACACCTGAATAAAACCGTTAGAAATCATATTCTTGAATTCTAGTATCAACGCTTGATTATCAATAATCACCATATTTTCCACCTTCCAATAATAAAAACCGCCTAGCTTTTGCTAAACGGTCTCTTATAAATATTTAAATTAAATTTTGATTTTACTTTAATTGATTTGGACTTATACTGCATATACAGTTGATCCTGCTGCCCAACTTGATCGACCGCTCCAGTTTAGCCCCACAGACAAAGTTCCTGCAACAACCCCCGCAGGCGCTGTTCTTCCTCTAATATCAAACGTTCCTAGTGCAACGCCACTAGAAGTGCGTATTCCGCATTGTGAATATTGGCTTTTCAAAGGAATAGCCCAGTCAGGCAGGTTTGCTATAACAGTGTTTTGAGTATTACCACCCTTTTCAACATTAAAGTTAATATGGATTCCGCCCCCTACTAATTCTTCAACATAACTAGCATCAGTAATACCTTGATTATCAACAAATCCGTTTTGATAACTCAACTTAGCGTATTTTTGATTTCCAGATAATGAATTGGTGGTGATATAGTCTATACCTAATTTAATCATATCTGCAAACTTGTTTTCTGGAACTGTCCAAGTACCTATCTTCATGCCTAAAGAATGAAGATTTTTAACATTTGTAGAATTCACACTAGCATTGTTAAAAATGCAACTACATACTGCTGGAATTGATAGGTTTTTTAATTCATTTATTACATTCGTATTTATCTCATTAACAAAATAATGAAGCTCCATATTTGGGTACATAGATCTAATTACATTTAAAACCGCATATGAGAAAGAACCTATTACGCAATTAAATTCATCAAATCCATATAGATTCAATGTATCTTTCAATAACGCATAATTAGCAGTACTATACTCGTTGTTTTTTATTTCTATAATAGGTACCTTATTAATTTGTTTGCAAATTGATAAGTAGTCATCAAGTGTCGGTGGTATTCTCTCTTCATCTGATAACTTAGAAACATTAGCACCAGCATCAATTCTTAAATTTCTAAATTGCGATAATGTCATTGATGAAACTTTACCAGTGCCATTTGTTGTGCGGTCCACTGTTTCATCATGCATGACAACCCACTGACCATCGCTTGTGACCTGAATATCCGTTTCGATACCCCAATGACGTCGAACCGTTTTAAATGCCGGAATGGAGTTTTCTGGATATTCTGTATTGTTTCCTCGATGGGCAATCCAATTCAACCCTTCCTTCCATCTTTGACGATGTGTTTTGGTCTCATTTAAATAGTATTTTTTCGTTGTGAAAGGTGTCATGAATTCAGTATTTGATTCGCCTTTTTCTGCGGATGATTGTGTTGCCGTGTTATAATTGTCAACATTTCCCAAACCTACTTGCGCAGACGTCACTTTATGAGGATTACTATTATCTTCAATATGTTCATTTAATCTTTTTTCTTTAATAAATCCACTTTTTTCTAAAACAGATTGAGCATCAATACTAATTTCAAATTGTATGGATACATAATCTACATCAAGCGTTGAAGTAGTAACTCCATTACTCGGATCCGTGTAATTAATGATATAAATAATTCCATCACTTGTTATGAAATTATTATCAGTAACTTGAATTGATAAATCTTTATATTCGTCAACAGGTTCTTGGATTTGAGTGGACCAAGAATCTGTTGATTCAATATAAGTAGAAACTTTTATTGTTTTATTATTGGGGGAAGAAGCCTTTACTCGCTCACTAATAGTAAAAGAAACAAAATTATTTTTTAATAATTTAACAGATTCATCTAAATTCAAATCTTTAAACAATTGAGGAACTAAGCGCTTAGCAGCCTCTAATGCATTGAATTCCCCTAGCTGTTGAGGAATTATACCATTTTGTGTTGAACCGCTACTAACTCCTGAATCGTTTCTACTAACTAATTTATTGTAGTCAGTTTGAGACACTTCATTCCATGTATCTTTTGGTTTTTTTAATGATTTTGCTGTCACATCTGTGAAATATTTATTTGCATTTGTCGCTGTATTTCCAGCTGTTTTACCGTTAAAATCCATAGGGACTTTCACATTAGTTATACCAGAAAGTAATGAAACGCCTTCTGTTTTAGTCATTCGATCATTAAAATCAGATTGTAAGCGTGCTGCTAAAGTTGTTCGTGTAACTCCTTGAGTGTCTGTTCTCGCTTGCACAATTTCTGGATTGCTATCACCTGCTTCACCGACTAACTTATCAAAATCGTTTCTTAATGCATCAAATTCTTGTTTATTATTATTTGCAGTGGAAACAGCTTGGTTTGACGTATTAATGGCTGTTTGTGAATTTGCCATTGCTTGATTCGCCGTTTCATTCGCTTGATTCCCTGCTTCTTCTGCAATTCTAATAGCTTCTTTACCTGCAGTATCAGCTATTTTTTTCGCATCATTAATACCATTTTTTAATTCTTCTTGATAAGCATCAACTTTTTCAGTTGAAGCGTTTGATTGATCTAAAATCGCATTAATTTTAATTCGACCTTGATTCAGCGTATCTGTTTCTTTGATTTGTTCAATAGCCATATCCATCACTCCTATTCTGCATTAATGTATTCAATCGTGGCTTTTTGTAAAATACGATTTCCTATCTTGATGAATGGTGAACTATTATCAATCAGTTCTGTAAAATAATCATCTAATGTTTTTCCTGATTCATCATTAACTATAAATTCTTCTTGTTTGCTAATTAATTTTACTGTTAATCTCATTTAAAATTGTCCTCCTAATTGCGATTGTATAAAGACACGACAAATAACCTGCGCTTCGATTCGTGCAAGTTTGTTAGGTATTATCTTAATTGTATGATTACCTCTAGAGATCTTGCCTCCACTAGTTTTCCTAAGGTAATTAACAATGTTTAGTCTTTGTTGGCTAGTATCATGAATTGGAATGGTGGTACCATCTACAACTATATCAACACTAGTTGCGCTACTTGGCGCCTCATAAATCCCCCATTCTAATGGATGGCTATGATCAGGCAAAGTAATTTGGTGCGTATGTGCCGGTATTCTAACTTGGTGGCTATGGCTAGGAACCGATATGCTGTGAGTATGGTTTGGTATAGAAATATTAAAATTGTGACTATGGTTAGGTGTATTCACTGTGTGGGAATGTGCCGGTGTAGTCACATTATGAGTATGATTACCTGAGCTCGTCTTTGTGTACCAATCTGTTGATGCAGTCGACATTAGTCTAAATCTCATACCTGACCCCGCATCCATTTCTCGATAAAATGCACTTGATTCAGTGCTACCATTATTAGATGCAACTAGGTGATTATGATCTCCACCTGCTGAGCTTGTTTGTGAGCTTTGACCATTTACAGAACTAGATTGAATACTACCTCCACCACCACCTGTGGTGGATCCACTAGAATAACCTCCTCCAGCTGAACTTGAAACAACACTTCCGCCACCAGCTGAACTAGTTTGTGTTGAAGCTCCTCCAGCTGAAGTACTTTTTACCGTAGCTCCGCCTCCTTTTACGGCTTTTGTGTAGCCACGATATCTCTTGGTTTTGAATGTCAGTTCCACAGTATTTACATGAAATACATCATCATCTAAGAAGAATTCAATTTCTGCTGGGTATGCCTTTTCACAGTTATCTTGATAACTATAGTTCAAAATATTCGTTGCGCCTTGCGAATACGTCTCATTTATTTCCTGTTTACGTTTCAAATCAGACATTGTCGTAGTAAAATCGTCAGATAAATTACCAAGCTCTAGCTGAATATCTTGTGGTGCGCCGAATACATCCTGTTTTGTCTCTTTTTTAATACGCAAATTTATACTTCCAAAATCATCGGTGTTAATCATAATTACAGTTCCTTGTCTTAACTTATCAATGCCTAAAGGTTCATCTGTTAATTTCAATAAATCAGCCGCAGTAACATCCCAAGAAATTTTAGGCTGTGCCCATTTTTTTAACATGTTGATTGCATTGTCTTTTAAAGCTTGTGGAACTGTGAATCGTTGATCTACCCAAACATATTCAACTAAACCGTGATCTTTTATCGACTGTGAATCTTCTACATAAGGAATATTTTTATTCACTGATTTTATATTTATCTGATTAACACCTTCACCAGCTCCTAAAGGATAAACTCTATTAACTAAATTGTTAGGATCTCTTTCAATCTCAAAACCTTGCATGTTATATCCTTCTTGAATACGAGCAATAGGTTCTTTTGGCGGCTTCACTAAAGATAATTCGAATGGATAAACTTTGGTATTCCACTGCCACATGTAGTCTTCATCAAATGCTTGAGGAATACTAAACAAAGCGTCAGCGAGACCATTTTCATTTTCCCATGCATAACTAAAATATCGAGTGAATTCACATTTTTTTAAAACCCAGTGCTTTGTCCTTTGTTTATTCAAAAGATAGTTAATAACATCAATCGTTTTTCGATTTACTAGTTCATGGTAACCAAAAAGAACTGTGTCTAGTAAAGTACACAGGGCTTCATTTGCCGTATACGTGATTGAATTGTTACTAGCATCTTTGCGAACCGTTGAAGGCATAACACGGTATAATCCTATATATTCATTTTCATTATCTGTTAGTTCAACCCATAACATTTCTTGCAAAAATTCATTTTTAGGATCATCTAACGGCATTGAAAATTCTAGATTCCCTATTTGGTTTTCAATTTTTTCATATCCAACATTATAAGCGTTATCTAAAACTGCCGTATATTCTCTTTTTAAATCCATTGCCATCAACATATTTTAGCAACACCTCCTATAAGAAACGATTTGGATATCGAATAGTTAGATTAAAAGTACTATCTTTCGCTTGGATGTATAGTGGCTCATTTGGATAAATATAAAAATCGTTCATAGGACGAATCATTGGCTTCCCATTTTTCGTAATATTAAACTGTTCTGTATCAATCACTATTTCTGATTTATCAAAATCACCAATATCAATAGTATCGCTTCTAGTTTTTATCCACACGCCTCTACCAGTACCTTTTATAGTAATAATCGGTTTTACTTTTAAGCCTTCGACAGTTGGATATATTTCAATCGGCTTCACTTCTTGACCATTATCTCCCATTAGATAGGAACGGTTTTGAAAAGTAATCATAGTAGATCCCCAGTATGCTCCGCCTTCAATCGTAATTGGTAAGTCAACAGCCCCTGATCCAGTATTACCCATAAGATAGTTAGCCTGAAACGTTATTTCTGTTGAACCCCACATAACACTAGTAGCATCGCTTCGAGTATATTTATATGGATTATTCAACAAGATTGTAAATGTACCAACGACACGATTCAATCCTTCAGGAACTGCATCAATGTCTGACTTACTACCTGACCAAAGCATTTCTGGTTCATCATTAAACCAAATCTGTACATCTTTTTCTGTGAACAAAGCAACGTTTAGTCTGTTAAAAGAATCCCTAAACGCTTCGTTAGAGTTAGCCTCAACTTTAAACTTAACCGTTAATTCTCTTTCCGGAATACGAGCATAAACATGTCGCATTCCATCACGAATTCCCAACTGGTAGCTTTGTATCTCAGTAGGAGCTAACTCTCTTCCAACAACAGATAATGTTCTATAACCAGGAACTAAATCTTCTAAAAAGGAACCATTAAAATTCATGGCTTCCGAAGGCAAAGAGGCTTTTGTTTGTTGTTCATTTACATCAATAAAGTTGTATAACATTTAGCGCCTCCTTCCTAAAGAAACATTCTTTTTATCTTGTTGATTCTGCAATTCTTTACTCATTGGTTTAGCAATAACCCTTGCAACTTCTGAACTATCGAAAATAACAGGTACCTCTACAGTGAATTTTGAAGATACATCTCCAGCAAACGCTAAGCTTTGTGATCCTCCACTAAATGACAGATTTGAATTTAAATTATCCAGCGCTGGCATGGCTACCTTTTTACTTAGCCGTTGCATAGATTTTTCTACAAAGTTTGAATATTTATCAATACCAACTGCAACTCCTGCTGGAATCATTTTACCTACTTCATCACGCATTACACGTGATGGAGAATGAATATCCATAGCACTTTTCATTGTACTTACAATTTGATCTGCCACGCCTCTTGCTGCAGCTAAAGCGCTATTAGCATTGGCATTAATACCATTAGTCAATCCATCAATTGCATTTGTACCAATAGAATTCATTTCTGATGGTAAATTGTCCATTGCAGAAATGATTTTATCGACAATAGATTCAACAGCTCTTACTGGATTCATTGCGTTTTGTTCGATACCGTTTGATAATCCAGAATCAACATCTTCACCAATTGAGTGAAATACACGAGACGGAGAGTGAGAATCTAAACCTTTTCTGGCACCAGAAACAACATCATCAATCATTTGATTAGATGTTTTTACAGGTAATTGTTTGTTAGCCTCTACCCCTTTTTCTAAACCTTGCGGGATAGATTTACCAATACCTGAAAAATCTGCCTTCTGTACTTCACCTTTCATATCTTCCCCGACTTTAGGAACAATTCCTTTTGTCATTTCCTCAACAGATCTACGGCCATTTTCAATACCTGCTTTAAAATCATCAGTTACACTTAGACCCACGCTGTTAAAGTCTGTATTCTTAATTTGAGTCATCAAAGTTTCTTTTTGAGTTGGTATAAGAGCTTGAATTTCCTCGTTCAAACCATTTTTGCCTAATTGATAACCTTCTTTCATTGCATTCATGGAAGTTTCACCGGTATTACGATAGACATCATTCAAGCGTTGTAATTGTTCGTCTGAAGAATTAACTAATTCTGCCGCTTGAGCAGCACCTTCAGGACCCATTTTCCTTAGTTGCTCTAAAAGCCCTTCATCTACCCCTCGCTGTGCTAACGCAGCAATATTAGTGCTCCATTGGCTAACAGCTTCTTGATTTTTTTGTAAATTTTCAGCCATTTGATCAACTGAAATGGCTTGTTTTTGTTGGATAACATCAAAAGCACTCCCTACTTTTTCTTCAAGCGATGAATATTCTGAACGCATTGCATCCATTGTTTCTTTCGTCTTTCCACTTAAAGCATTGTATGAAACTGTTTGATTTAACACACCATTTTCAACAGCTTGACTTGCACGTTGCATTGATTGTTCATGAGCATTTGCTGTATTTATAATTTCATTCGTTAATTCCTGTTGAACGCCCTTTAACACTTGCTCTTGTTCGCCCAACTTTTCAATATTTTCACGAGCTTCTTTTGTATTCCCGCCAGATTCTTTTAATGTCTGATTCCATTTTTCTCTAGCGGCATTAATTTCCATCAGCTTCGCTTCATTATCGTTTCGTTCTTTTAACATTTGATTAATATTTTCTTGAGCTTGAGAAGCTTCATCTAAAGCATTATAGGCATCAACTTGTTGTTGAATTGTTCCAGGGATTTCAGATAAAATATTTTTTTGATCGTCATAAACTAAGTTTAAACCTGTCATTTTACCGTTCAATTCCTCAACAATTTCCACCATACGTTTTTTCTCGCTGTTGCTTAATTTTTCTTTAGCAGAGAGCATTTCCATTTCAGAAATCATAGATTGGAATTTTTCTTTAGTATTTTCTAACTCAATAGCTTCATCTTTTCGGGATTGGGTATGTTCTTGATTTTTTTTAATCAAGTCGTCTGTGGTTTTCATAAGGTTTTCTTGTTCTTTTTTAACTGCCTTAGTTGATTCAGTTTCCTTATTTAACCATTTCCACAAGTTTACCCCTACAGCTACTAGTCCTCCTATTGCAGCTGTTACCCATCCAATAGGGCCCATCAACAATTTCATAGCGGTACTAAAAACAGTTGTAGCTACTGTAGCTAAACTAATTGTTCCCGTCAAAACACCAACGATTGTATTTTGCGCCACTAAAAGACCAGTTTTTATTGCTATTGCTGCAGAATTGGCTTTATCGGCTGCCAAGTTTAACATCCATGCTCTTCCGAGTGCTGTGGTAGACAACGTAGCCAGTTTTGATATTCCATTGTATAAACTTATTGCGGTTGTATAAGCTTTGATTGCCAATTCAGATTGTTTTATATAGCCTGTCACTTGCTGAATTACTTTCAACGCTGTAAAGGTGGCAGCAAAACTGGCAATTGTTGGTAGTAATGGTGTTAAGGCTGTACCTATCGACGTAATAGCTTTTCCGAATAGTTTCATCAACGGAATAGTTGATTGAATCGCTGCATCAATTGCCTTAAAAGTTATATTAACTACATTTTTTAAAGAGTCTAAGTTTTCGGCAATATTTTTTCCTGTCACTGCTTTAGATAATTCATCAAATGATTTAATAACTGTAGTTACACCTTTAACAGTAGCTGTTTTAATATTTGCCCATGAGGTTTTGATACCTTTTGAGTTTTTCTTGGCTAAATCCGCAAAACCGCCTACACCTTTATCCAATTCAATCAAACGATTATTGAACTCATTAAATGTAATATCTCCTTCTTTTAAGGCATCATATAATTGGTTAACTGAGTTAACACCTTGTTCTTTGAAAGACTTAGCAACTTTATCCATCGCAATCGGCATTGTTTCTTGTAAAGTTCGCCAAGACTGCATATCAACTTCACCCTTACCGAGCATTTGAATATATTGTTGCATACCACGAGTTGCATCAGCAGTTGAAGCTCCAGAAGCAAGAAAGGCATCATTTAATGCAATAGCTGTGTCAGTCCCTTTACTCAAGCTACCAGTTGAAATTGATAGTTGTTGCGTACTAGCTACAATTTCATCGAGGGATGTAGGTAATCCATCAATCCCATCAGATAGTTTATTCATGGACCGATCAACATCTTCTGTTGAGTAACCTAGAGCCTTCATAACTACAGGATACTTATTCAACGTATCAAAACGGTTAATCGCTCCTTCAACAGAGTCCTTAACCATATTTACGGCCGTAGATACTAATTTTACAGCGCCCACGCCTGCCCCAATACTAAGAATTGACTTACCCAATTGATTCCCTTTAGTGGTGCTTTTATCCAATCCATCACCTAGTTCGCCAGATTGCTTATTTACACCAGCCATAGAGCGTTCAGCGCTACTCATTGTGCTACTAAACGTTCTATCAGTAGCAGTAAGTATTGCTTCGACTGAATATGATTCCATCATTTTCCTCCTTTCCTACTTATTTGCTTTTCTTAATAAATCAATTGCTCCTATATCAACTTTTTCATCAATTAATGATTTACCCAAAATAAGCTTCTCTCGTTCTTCATAATTGAAAAACTTATTGAATTCCTTATAATAAGGTTCAGATTTTTTACCTTTAGTCGCCTTAATTTGGTTATTTAGCCAAGATTGAAGATAGAGGTCTCTTTCATGGTCAAGTCTTTTTAACTGAAACGCCAATAGCCTAACTTCATATTCATACAAAGTCATTCGTTCAATTTCTGATAAATCAGTAATTTCTAGGTAACGAAAACAATTAATAAGAATATTTTCATAAGCTTCAGCTGAGGTTAGTTCCTCTCTTACTTGTTCTCCATCAGAGCTTTCTTGAAATTTCTGACCGTTAACTTTCCCGCATTGCTTTCTTCTAAGTTTTTCAACGTTTCATCAAATAATGCCTCAATATCATCAACAGTTTCAACGAACTCATCTACTTCATCCTTAGAAGGTCTACTTTTTTCCGTAATGGTAGCTGTGTAGAGCACATCGGATAAAACAACGATATTTCCACTTACTAACTGCGGTAATAATGTTGTTAGTCCCATCCCAAGATTGACATCATTACGAACTACCCCATGCTGCTTATCCAATTCACGAATAAACTTGACTCCAAAAATACAGTTATATTTTTTCCCTTTAATTTCGATTTGCATGTCTTTTCCTCCATAAGAAAAGGACAGCTGCTAAGCTGCCCTCTAAATTTATATTTTAAGCTTGATTATTCAATGTTAAGGTGTGTTGAGCTGTTTTTTTACCATCCTCTGTTGTTCCTGTTGTAGTATAAACACCAGCCGGTACCGCTTCTGTCCAAGTAATATTTCCTGTTTCAGAGACAGCAAGACCTTCTGTTACAGGTGAAATATCATAGTTTACCTTCTTGTTGGTTGCATTTTCAGGTAAAACAGTTGCTGTGATTTGTCGGCTACCTGCAGTACCCGCATCTGCTGTGGACGTTTTAGGAGAAAACTCTAAGCCAGTTACAGCAATAGACATTGTTTTAAAAGCTGGAATATCTACTCGCTCTGATTCTTTTCCATTAACAACACGAGTTACTTGGTACTCACCAGCCGGCACTGAGGTGTTAGGTTCCATTCCTGTTATAGTTAAAGGCGATTGGCCGGAAACAACTTCGGTTTGGCCTTTATAAATTTTAAAAGTATCCACCATATTTATTTTCCTTTCTTAGCTTAATTCAATAGAAGCCCCATCGACTGTAGGAGTTACACTTCCCACAGAAGGGCTATCTACTTTCCCGGATCAGCTGTTTCAATAGTCGTATCTTTGAAGACATATTGAACTACTTCTTCTTGATCAGCAGTTAATGTTGCAAATCCTTTTGCACCTTTACCATTGATACCAAATTCTAATGAAACTTCTACGGTGTCTTCAGCATTAGGTGATTTACCAAATGATGTTACATATCCTTGGTAATAGGTTGCCTTGTATTTGTCAGCATTATCTCCTGTGCCTTTTTCTGCTTTGTTGATTTCCCAGATTTCAATAATATCGTCATTGTCTAAAGCTTCTTCTAGCTGGTCAACATACGGATCACCGACTGATAAAATAGATGTTGCCGAAAAATCAATTTCCAATGATCCTGGGATGCGAATCGGACCATCTTTAGTGGCCACAGAATCACTATCTTTTGTTTTTGTATTTTCATGTTCTGTCTGGAAAGCTAATTTCCATGCTGCTTCCTCTTTTGATTTTTTTAACAAACGGAAAAGTAAAATAATATCAATACCTTTAGCCGCTACTTTTGCTTCATTAGCCATTTATATTCCTTCTCTCTATAGTATTTTGAATTCTAAAGATATCATTGCCCGCTTCAATGGTGTGTTAGTCGAAATGTCATCTACTAACCGAATACCGCTTGATTGGATATTGAGCGACCAATAATAACCTTCCGTTTCAGAAATAGATAGAGCCTCAGCAAAAATTGCTGAAGCCATATCCGATATTTGTTTACGTTTTTTTGCCAATCCCCATACAGATAGATTCAATGTAACCGAACCTTTAATATCAGTTTTGTTGGCTTGGTGCAGTGTCTGAGTATCTTCTAATTCGACAAATGGATAACCTACATCATCCATAGGTTTATAATCGTAGGTTTCATAAGCCAGTAATTGACACTTCTTATACACTTCATCGAAGATTGATTGATCTCTTGTTTTAATCATTTCATCAACCTTTCCAAATCCGTTCTAAATTTCACTTTTTGTTGTTTCAGCGGTGGTAAAAAGAAATCACGTTTCACCATGAATCTTGTTCCGTGTATTAAGTATGGTGCGTATTCTGTTCCTGGTCCTGTATGCCCAGAAAAACCATTGTTCGAAAGCCTCATAACGATACTTCTTTTTGTTGCCCCAGTAGGTTTAACAAACTTTTTACCTTCCCAGTGTCCAGTTAACACTTTTCCGGCTTCAGCTTGCATATTGGCGGTTAATTCTGCTGTGTTGTTTCTAACAACTGTTTTCACATCATCAAGCTGAGCATTTCTCTTTAGTTTTTTAGAAATTCCAGCTAATCCATTAATTCTTACTTGACTTCTTGCCATCAATAGTCACTTCCTGAATAATCAAGCTATTTCTTAATGCAGGAACTCTACTTGTAATAACTTCCCAAGTTTTACCTTCAAACTCAATGTAATCAAATTCTGGAATAACGAAAAGGGGCTGTGTCCTAATGACCTTAGCCCCTTCTTTAATGCTTCCGAAAATAGTAATAGAACGATCTGTACCAATATCAGTTACATTGATATCAGCAGTTTTTCTAAACGGTTCTTCTTCAATCCATTCACCTAAATTTGGATCATAATGCGATTCTGAAGATTTTTTTACAAAGGTAATTTCATCTAAATATCTCATGAAAATGTAAACCTCCCACGTTTAGGCTTATAAAGTTCTTCTATTTCCTTATTCTTATACTCTTCAATCTCATCTTGATATTCAGAAAAATCAGAGTCTGGAAATGCCATAGATAAACCTTCTTGAGAATAAGATTGCATTCCTTCTTGGCCAATACGATTAAATCGTTTTAAAGTGACTTCATATACAACTGAATCAAAACTTTTTGGTAACTCAGTGACATTCAATATATTTTGAAGCCGATCTTTTGTACGTCTTTCAATGATTTCTAATTTTTCATCAAGACTGCCATTTAATAATTTTTTTACATCATTTGCTATCTCTGACATCAAAACACCACCTAAGTTAGTTCGATTGTCGCCCCATTTGTTGTCGGTGTTACTTTTCCGACAACAGGGCTAGTTACTCCCCCGCAGCTTTTGGTTGAATCTTAGCAAATGCTTCATCTTTGATGACCATGAAACCAATATCCATTGTAGCTCGTAAAGCAACCAATTCTTGTTCGTACAAGTTGACAGGCGTACCGTCTTCATTCGTTAAAGTAGATAATTGAGCTTCTTCTGAAATTTTGAAATTAATGTTAAATGGGATACCATAGCGCAAGTAATCAAAATCACCAGTATAAAGGTTTCCCTTATCCATAGATTTTAGATCTGCTACAGGTAGTCCATCAATAGTATTGCTGACACGATCATAAATAAATTGAGTTGTGTCACCAATTTTTTTACTTGCTTCACGTAACACTGTACGATTCTTACGATTAGAAATGAAAGCATTCGGATCGTATTCACCTTCTCCAAGCAAATCCTCTAATGCTAAAATGTTGTCATATGTCAAGTCGCCCTCAATTACATTACTAGCTGCAATGACAGATTTTTCAATAGATTGAGAGAATGGATTTTCTTTATCAAGGATAGTAGCCGCATCGATTTTCTTATAAAATGCTTCTGCGATTTTTGGTTGCATTTGAGTAAAGAAATCAGACATCTTATAAGTTAAATATTCCCGAGAAACTGGGATAATAACACCAATTTTTTTCGCAGTCATCGTTACGTTTAACCATTTAGGTTTAGACGTTTTAATCTTTTCGCCTTCACCAACCCAGTACGCCCCAGGACCTTCTGCAAAGTATTCGAATTTCTTTTCTTTGCCGTCCATTTCTTCATATTTAGCCAACTGCATTAACTTAGAATTTTCCATCACATCTTTTAAAATTAAAGTGTTGTACTTATCTGGAATTGTTCCATCTTTTTTCTCTAATACAGTGACGTTGTCTGGATTCCATGTTTGAGCAAACATTTGAATATCCATTTTCATTAATTGTTTTTTCTTCATTTATATTTCCTCCTATTTTACAATTCGTTTACTTGCTGCAAGAGCTGCAACTGATTCGGTTTCTTTTTTATCAGTTGAAAATTGTCCGCCCTCACCTGGTGTTTTTTGGCGAGCATTTTCTTTCTTAATCATTGATACATAGTTCGTAACAATAGCGACAGCTTTTTTTGTGGCTTCCGCATCATCTGAAACAATCAATCCTAGCAAATCATCGTCATGCGGCAAACTAGCCTCTGAAAGCATTTTAGAAGCTTCTTTTGACATGGAAACTAATGCTTGACTACGTTCCAATTCCGCAATTTTTGCTTCTAGCTGTTTCTTTTCATGTTCAGCTTTTTCCTGAGCATTCATTTTTGCCAGTTTTTCTGCTTCTGCTTGTTTTTCTTGTTGCTCTTTTTCCCAAGCTTCTTTTGTTTTTGATACTTCAGCAGCAATCATTTTTGCTACTTCATCACGAGAAAACGTTTTTCCATTGCCTTTATCTTTACTATCATCTTCTGGTGGCGTTTGTTCTTGACCTCCGGCCGGTTGGTCCGCATCTCCAGTGCCAGTATCTGGATTATCAGCAAAGAATTGTAAATGCATTGGCAATAATAGTTTTTTTGTTTTCATGATTATCCTCCACGGTTACGCCGCTACCCGATATATTTGATAAGTTACGCCTATCAATCGAAACAGCTTTCTCTTTAGTGCCTGTAAGCAGTAAGAAGGCAATATAAAAAGCCTAACGTTTGTTAGACTTTAATTGCCTTATTTTCCCATTTTTTGTATGCATCAAAATAAATCTCTTGCTTGTCGCCGTTTAATGTTAATTCATAATACATACCATCAAGTAAAGTAGTGCTTAATAGAGCTTTGTTATTCTGCAATGTTTTACAACTCCAAACTACAAAAACATCTTTTTTGGTAATTTCTTTTTGATCTGATTTATCCAAGTGTTTGTTTGCATAATTTGAAACAATTTCTTTACATTTATCAATAAATTCTTGTGAATCCATCATTTTACCCTCTTTTCTTAAATATTCTTCATAATCAGCATCTAAATAGTCATAAGGATCGTCATTCATAGAATCACACCTTTCTGTCATAATTTTAAAGTGATTCTTCGACTTCTTTTCTTAATTCAGAAATTAATCTGTTTAGCTTTTCTGTCAATTTACCTTTCTTTTTTGTACCAAATTTTGTTTTTCTTTGTTCATACATTAATAACTTGATTTCGGTATTCATATACATAATTGTCGCTTTATATCCACAATTTGCACATTCGGCATAATGGTGTTCGACATCCTTCGTGATATTTTCAGATTTTCTAATTAAAGGAGTGTGTTTATGACATTGATTGCATTTATATAGATTATCCATTTACAAACCTCTTTCTTTCAGCGACTTCTCATAATCCTCACTAATTTTAGGGACAGTAGAGCACTTACAATGAGGATGCATATAAGGAGCATTAATACCTTTTTTCATCTTTAATACTCTATAAGGGCTTCCCTTAGCCACTTTTTTACATATTTCACAGGCAAACGGTTCTGCAATGTAATCATATTCTTCGATATCTGCATCCAAGTAACTTTGCTTTTGAATATCTGTTTGAATACCAGATATTTCAGTCATCATTAACCTATTTAGCTTGTACCTTATATTTAATTGGTTAGGCTTTAAAAATTTAGCCATCTCTTTTGCTACTGCTCTTGGATTTTTCCCTTGAGTGATTGCCTGAGTGATTGTTTTTTCTAAATCAGCTTTCATTTCAACAAAATTTTGCCAAATGTTATCACTAAACGAAGGGAATTCACTTGATTTGAATGATGCATTAACAATTTTTCTAACCTTAGACGAATAATTTTCTTTAACGGTTTCGCCTAATATTCCCGCCTGTCTTAAATACTCATCTTTTGCTGCTTCAGATAACTGAGAATATCCCCACTTATCTAGCTCATCAAACAACGTGATTAGTTCTAAACCAATTTGAGACTTTAATAGCTCTAATCTAGACACTCGCATTACTAAGTTATAGATTTTCAATTCTTTATTGGCCTGTGGACTAAAGTCTTTATTTTTTACATACTCCTTCGCTTTTCTCTCAAAGCGTTTTACGTCCATCTTATTAGCCATTTTTCTTGCTTCGCTAATCGTAATCTTTTGGCCATTGGAAAATCTATCCCAGTTAGCTTCAATTTCGGTTTGAATCGCATCAATAGCATTTTGAAGCTGTTGAACAATTTCTTTTTCTCTATCGCGATCTAGCTTCATCTGTTCTTTGATCCAAGATTCTTCACGATTTTTCAAGTAGGACATTCAATCATTCCTCCTCGGTTTCCTTTTCCGATTGTTTAGCTAAAAATTTTGCCTGATTCACTTTCGTTTTGGCTACTTCTTCATCAGTAATATCTAATGGTTTATTTTCATTTTTTACACGTTCTAATTCAGCTTGAACATCATCAACAAACGAAGCTAGACCTAAAATTGTTTCTTGGCTTAACTCAGCTCCAGAGTCAATCAATGTTTTTAATTCTTCTAGAATTGCTTTCGGAAGATTAGGAGTAAAGATAATTCGCAATCCTTTTAAATCGGAGTTATCAATCTCAGAAACACTTGATTTTAGATTAAATAAAAGACGATAGCGCCGCACAAGACTTTTTTTAAATAGTCTTTGCTTTACTGCCGTCATTTGATTGAAACCAAACATTTTATACTTCATTGCTTCTCCTGATTGAACACCAGAAAAATTTGTATCTGTTAAATCTGGAATCATAGATATTTCATGTATCCCTTTTCTCACTCGTTCTTTGTAGGCTTCAACGCCGTTTACATCGTATTGTTTATAGATGTAGCTAGCATTCACTGAGGTCTTGTTACCATTGATATCTGTGCCAGATTCAAGTAAAAGAATGTTCGCTTCTTTTTGCTTAATAGCATCTTCGGTTGATAGACCCGCTGCTTCAATGTCTCCGCTAATCACTAATAGCGCATCGTTTAAGTCCGTCATGTAATTAGCAGTGTCAGACTGTCCAGCATCATACAAATCGATTTGAGATAAAATATCTTCATACAATCCCATTCTAAAACGATTAGGAGAAAACTCAGTTATCTGAACTTCTTTGTAATCATGAGAATCCTCTTTTGGATCACTTAGTTTAATCGTAGCAAGAGTCGTTTCAGCGTAAGTAATGATTTTGTCTTTTGTGTAAATTATCGGTTGAATATACTGTTTGTCTGCATCTATAGTAAATTTAGTTTTAGGATAACGAACAGCAAGTATTGGTCTACGCTTGACCGTTGTATCATAAACAACAAACGTTTCAAAAACATTGCATAGATCAACATAGTCAACGTCATCTTCATCTCGATATATGATTTCATAAGCTCGGCCGTATTTATCCATATCTAACCACAATTCTCCATTCAATCCGTCAATGTCATTATCTTGATTGAAATTATCAATGGTCTCTTGACTAGCTTTATTATTAATTTGAACTTTTAATGGATTGCCTGTATTGTATCCAACATCAAACGTTGCAAGAACTTTTCCAAAATTATGAGCAGCTCTATGGTCTGCTTTTTCTTTTTCCTTACGGCGACGATTTTTGATGATGTTTGTATTCTTTGCTTTATAATAATCATCCAAAACCTGTAGACGTGGAACCTGGTGTTCATTATGGTGCGCAATCATTTTTGCTAAAACATCAGTATTATCCAACAATTCTTCTGCAGAACTATATCTATAGTGAATATTTGATTCTACGCCAAAGCTAACAAAATTTTCATTCACATCACTTGAATAGCTGATGTCCGATCCATGTTCAAATTCATTAACTTTTTGGATTTCTTCATTTTCCATACTTCACACTCCTTTTTTTAAAACATTCTTTTTATTTTGTTTCTTTGATTTTTACTAATTTTAGTTTTTTTCTTCGCCCACATGTCTTCATTAAATCCGTAACGTGTGGCATCAATTGTATGATTGTCTTTATCTTCTAGTCTCGGTTTAGGATTACCATCTCTATCAGTCTGATAATCAATGTTTTCAAATTCCTTAGCTATATTTGGAGTCCTCAATGGATCGATACAAATAAAATCTAAGTCATCTAGCCATTGCTCACCATATTCAACCGAATCCGGGCCTTTTTTAACACCTTTTATATGATTGATACCATGCTCATTTACTAACTCTGCATTACTTTTGGGCTCAGCAGAATCAGAAAAAATTTCATCATTTTGATAGCCCTTTTCATGTAGTTTTTTAGCTAATTCCCTATTACTAATTTTCACACCGTATATCTCATCAATAGCATAGATACCATTTTTCTTTTTATCATAATGCCATCGAACGAACGCTAACGGATCAGTAGCATAACCGAAGTCAAGACCGTTTCTGATATTATCAAAGTTAGCTACCATCTCGTCTGTAATACAACCTTTTATTACTCGTAAATTATCAAACGGAACAACTCCTGAACCAATAGCTTTGCCGTCATACTCCCACTCAGCACGTTTCGGATTCTTAGCTCTCGTGGCATTAACTTCTTCAATAAATGCTTGTGCTATGAATGGATTATCCTTATATGTTGAATGATGAACAAAAGTATTCTCAGGTTGGAAGCTAGATTCATATTTCTTATTAACCCATGATTGTCGTCGCTTAGGAGGATTGTACGAATAAAAAAATTTATAAAAAAGACCATCTGCTAATTCACCACGTAGCAATGAGTTAGTTATGGTTTTTACATCATCTTCAGTTTTAAACTCGGCTAATTCCTCAATCCAAGCTATAGCAAATGGAAATCTTGAATCCTTTAATGACTTAATCCTTTCTGGGTTCTGTGCGCCACGAAAAACAATATAATTACCCCTAGGCTTATAGGTGATTTTCATAGGACTTTTATTTACTTTAAAATACTTAGACACACCTTGCTCTTCAATGGCCCACTTAATCTGTTCAAAAATAGATAGCTCAATCGTATTATCAACATATCTAATGGCCACAGCATTTACAGGATATCTCATAATCAATTGAACGATTATGTGTGCTATGCCAGATGATTTACCTGACCCACGGCCACCTTTTTCAACAACATGTAATATATTTGAGTTTAATGCTACCTTCCAAGTAGTATGAAATGCTTTAGGAAGAAATTCAGATAATTTTTTACTCATATTCATCACCTGATATATCATCGATGAAAACTGGCATATCCATGTCTCCATTTGTAGCATCTAAACTAGCTTTAACTTTTTCAGTTTGAACCTTCAATAGTTGTAATTTGGCATCATTTGCTAGCAAAGCATTCTGTTGCTTAATAGCCTTTGTTAACTGATTGCTAATTCTTGTCAATGCTTCCTCAATAGCCAAAATGTCATCTAGTTTTCTAAATGTTTTACGAGTTACTTGCACATCTTTTAAAACTTCTCTCTTGACAGTGACCATTTTTCCATCAATCACCGATGGCTCTTTGACTTTCCGAAGCTGCTGCAAACGTTCAACTTCTTCATCGTTTAAGCCAACCTCTGCATCTTTGATGCGTTTAAGCATTCTATATTGACGAATTTTTAGGATTCTTATTTCTTCCTCCAAAATAAAAAAAGGATCATCATTCAGATTAGAATAGATGTCCTTTTCTTCGTCAGATAACATATCGGCAAATATTGTTTCGTATTCGCCAGTTTTAATAGCGTTCTTATTACCTTTAGGAGGAGAACCTCCTTTGTTCCCCTTAGCATTTTTATTACCTGGCGGCGCTCCACTTTTATTGGTAACGTTACTATTCGATTTAGTAACGTTACCTTTTAATTCCTCCGCCCATTTATCAACAGATTTCCATTTCCTGATTTGAGAATCAGACACATTTAGTTCACTAGCTAATTCTTTAAGAACCTTTTTACCACCTGAATCTAGCCATAATTTTTTAGCTTCATCACGACGAGGGTCTCTTTTTCTAGCCATCCATTAACACCACCTCGCTTTTCGCTTCAATAGTTGAGTTTGTTTTCGATATTTACAATCATAATTTATTAGCATTTATACTTCTCTACATTCTCTTGTATATGCTTATCTTCCCAATTGCCATACCCACAATAAACTAGCTTGCAATCATCAATTTCCTTTGGCGTAGCTTCTCTTGTCATTTCAACAATTGAAACATTCTTCTTTATCTGCACAGACATTACAACACGTACTGAATCAGTTGTACGGTTCGGCTGTGGATATTTATGTGTTAACGATACATACCAATAGTTTTTCATGTTCTCTCTCCTAATTGTTTTTATGTACTTGATTCAACAAGTTACTTTTTGCTACAATAATCTTGGGTAGCGACACCCTATATAATAGTTTATCGATTAAGATAAGTATTCTAATAATCCTCAAATTTTGTGTAATACTCCATTTTAGAATGTTTGCTACCCAGCCACTAGGTCCCATAGTCTAGTGGCTTTTTTATGTATAAAAAAAGCCATCTTATAAACGATGACTTTGATTGAAGTATTAATCATTTTTGTATTGCAATATCATCAACCTTATGCAACTACCCATTAACATTATTGAAGCTAGTAAAGAAAATGTAAAAAAATAACCGTTTAAGAAAACAACAATTATAGTAAGCAAAAAGTTAAAATTATACGAAGTTAACAAAATTAAATATGTGACTACTTGAATAATAACTGTCAGACCAAGAATAGATCCAACGAAATAAAATCTAAAAATTATGTTCATCAATGAATCAAATGCATTGGCATCATCTACAGTTTTTATAAGTTTTTTTCCAATAGAACCAACTATTAATGCAAGACCCCCTATAACAAAGCCTAATAGCCCTACCACTGATCCAATAAGTATACCGACAAAATTTAGTAATCTTTCTGTGGTCTCTTCTTGATCATTACCAAAAATGATATTAATTACAAAAAGAATTATTACTACTGTGAATAAAACACTAATGAGAGTTTCTTTAGAGCGATATAGATCTCTATAAACTTTTGTATTTATTAAATAGTCCGTATATCTATCATGACTAATATAAAAAGATACATTTTTATTATTTTCTTCCTTTACCGTTTTCTTCATTTTTGTTTTTCTCCCTTATTTGGGCTTTATACGCTGATAATTCTATTATGCCAGCTCTACCTTTTTCTGCTATAGCTTGTTTGTTTTTACTCTGATCCGCCCGCAATATTTTAGTATATGGCGTAGTTTCAACAGTATTGATTTCTATCGGTTCATTGTGAGAATCTTTACCGACAAACACACCTTCAGCATAACCAAGCCCAATTCCATCAATTGCATCTTTTACTAATTCACTGTCTTTATTTAACCCTTTGTCCTTTTGATTACTATATTCTTGTTTTATTTTAGTCGCATCACTTTTAGCTATTTTATCAGCATTTAGACTAAAAAGCTTGGCAAAAGCATCCTTATCACCATTTGGCGGAACAATGGTTAAGTTTATTCTTCTCAAAATTTCCATTTTTGCCAACTTGGTTTCTAATGATTTTATATCAGTTTCCAAGACAAATACAACGCCTATATTTGTCGACTTTCTAATTAGGTTAGCGAACATTTCTAGAACTTTTTTCCTTGTTAATGATGGCGTTACAGTATAAGACACCATTTCTTTATGAACATCAAAATAAAAAGTAATATATTCAATTTTATTTTTATCTTCAACATCAATTGCTGTATCTTTTTCTGGATCATAGGTAGAATGGACTCCTTTTTTTATATAACCTAATCGCCCATGAATAATTGAATTATCCTCAAACTTATCTATATCAAAAAACTTATATCTACCGCCAAATTCATCATACACTTCACTTTTATTAGTGATTCCGTTATAAATTTTTGTCAATAAAGAATCAATTTCTTTTTTTCCATTGTAAACCTCAAAAATATCATCATTGATATTCATTTTAGAAAAAAAAACTTTAGCCATTCTAAAACACTCCTTATTTAATTATATCTACTACAATAATTAAATCAAAAAGAAGCCAGAAAAACAAGCATTTTTCTTGACTTCTTTCTAGTAGATATAATCATAAGGATTACAATTTATATTATAAACGAGAACAAACGTTCGGTCAAGTGTAATTAGTACTTACAAATTAAAAAGAGACACCAGCTTGCTAGTGCCTCATCGTGAATGTAGCAGAAACATCTATTGACGATCCTAATTTTATTTAAGTAGCTATGCTACCTACTGGAACAATAGGACTCGAACCTATACCAACGATTTTGGAGACCGCTGCTCTACCAGTTAAGCTATATCCCATTAACACTCACAAACCTGTAGAAAAAAGAGAGGAATTACACCTCATTTCTTTATTTTTGAGAACGTATGATTTGTGAGTGATCATTGCAACTTACATAGCGCTATCTTGACAAGTGCTTTCAGCGTACGTCTACGTGTAAGCTTAATGCCAAGTTTATTGCAATATTTGCTACCTAGACTAAACGAGACAGAAAGAACTGGACTTTCCACATCCTTATTCTTTATTTTTTTGTAGGTAGCCTCCAAAGATAAGCGAAACGGAGCTAAGATAGGTAATGCATGCCTTACCTCGTTTCCTTATCTTTCGACACTACCATAGTAACATCTAAATATTGATAAAAACCGCCAACTTTCCGCCAAAAAACCGCCAAAAATTTTATCTATAGGCGATTATTTTTCCATTTCGATACGCTTCAGCAAATTCAATTAAAGCTTCTGATTTCATACGTTGAATACTTCTTTCAGAATATCCAACTTCTCTAGCAATCTTGTAATTAGAGTAATGATCCTGCACACAAAAACTGTAGTGCAGAATTTGTCTACTAGTCAAACTCAAAGCCATAAGTGCAGATAAAATTGCATCTCTTTCTGCTTCTGCATCAGCTAATTGTACCAGTGCATCTTCTGTTTTGTTTCCGTGGCTTTGGCTTTTAGGCATCTCTGTAATAATTGGTGATTTTAAATCTATCAAAGAACGACCAGCTATTCGCTCTAAACGTCTAAAACTCTTCAACACATTTCTAGCATTCGCTTTTGTTTGTCGAAAATCTACTTCTTTTAACAATAGAATCAAGTGAAATCGCTCCTTTTATGGTATAATAATTTATAATAAACATATCATCATTTAAGAGTTGCTTAGCGGAAACTAAGTAGCTTTTTTTATTTATCCAAACATATATAAGAAATGCTTATTCTTTGCTCATCAGCGACTCTATATGATATAAATTATACTAAGAATACTATTCCAATAGCTATTCACTTCTCAGCCAGTCGGCGGAAACCGACTGGCTATTTATTTATCAAAATATTCATCACTCATACATGTTTGTAGTCAACAAATTATTGGTTGACTATAAAGAAAACAATAATAATTCTACAATATTTTACAATCTTCCATTCGTCATCTTTCACATCATCTTTATTCATTTGATATTTTCCATCTAATAAATATTTTTGGCATAGAAAGTATTTTCAAATCTATTTTTCAATGGTATAATCACTTTAACTTTCTTGGGGATTTTATTTCTGAAATAAATTTCTCCTTTTCTATGATAACTGGCGGAAAACAGTTATCGATAGTTCCTGTCTCCACCAGAGACACAATGTCAACCTTATTTGTTGGCACTATTAGCACTTTACTTGGGAAAAGTGCTAACTACCACATTAGTCAGCCATTGGTCGGCTGGCTTTTTGTTTGCAAAAAATCGGCTAGTTATTGTAAAAAAGTTGCAATAAGTTAAAACTCCAATGTAATTGGCCTCCCGTATTTTAAAATTCTCCATTCGCCATCTTTCATATTGGTTTTATTCATATGATTTCTTTCATCACGAGCTATCGTATAATCGAAAAATAAATCGGCTTGCTCTGCTCCATGTAAGTATTCAACATAAACGCCATCGACTTGCCTTCCTATGATATAAACTTCTGGATAACTCATACGCTGGAACCTCCTAAATATAGCCCTAATCCCAAAATAAACGAGCATGAAAGGAAATAAACGAGGTCACTGCTTGTTATGTCATTGCTATACACGAAATGGCTCACGGTTGCTTTTGCTACAAGAATCATTATTGCAATGCCACTAACTTTATTTATTACTCTTTTCCAGTTGCGTTTCATTTATTCACCATCCACCTTCACAGCAAACGGCCAATAGCGCTCATCAATTGCTTTGATTTGATTTTCTGTTAACATATCCACCTTTTCCTTACATATCGTAAAATCAATTGTTCCCGCTAAATTTAAAAAAGTATATCCTATGTTGGTCGCCCCTTTGTCTGATAATAAAACGTGATATAATGGTTCCTTCTCTACTTCGTAGCCGTTAGCTAATGCATTAACAAATAAATCTCTGTTCGACTTAAACCACAAAGAAAATTCATCATCGGGCATTGAACTTGAAAAAGAAACTGCGGAACCGATAATGTCTACTTTATCAGACCCCATTGATAAACCTTCTTTGATAAATTCATCGGCACTTTTAGGTAATACAGCTTTTTTCGATTCTTTTAGTTGTTTTGCTAAGCTAATTGCTCTTTCGTTGGCATAGTCAGCACCTTTCAAATAATCAAGGCTGTTTGTAGGAACTTCTAAACATTCTAACTCTTCAATCAATTCTTGTTTATTCATCGCTGATCCTCCTACAACAAACCGCTATCAATCAGCAATACTTCGCCATTTGTTTCAAGATTTTCTAACTGATTTAAAGCTTCTTCTGCACCCAATTCTCCACCATCTTCAATACGACTTTTAGCAAGCATTTTGAACGCTTCGTATTTATCAATTGTTTTCATATCATCCAAAAACTCTTTTTCGTCCTCTACATCGCAAAAAATATCCTTGTAAAGTTTTAAACATTGTTTTTCATCCTCAGCAACGATTAATGCAAAATAAGGTTCTTTAATTTCGTAAAATTTCATGTGTTTTTCCTCCTCAGTTTTTACTCTAAATAAACGACCTTTACCAGAAAACTCATGCGGATTTCCAAATTCATCTACTATATCAAACGTATTATCAAGATAATCAATTGAATCTATTTCAAACCATCTAGGATAACCAACAGAATTATCGTGCAACCATACTTCTATTTTGGGAATCATTTTTCTTCCTCCTCTACAAAATCAATAATTTCAACACCTACGATATAATCTTTCAACGATAAAATGAATGCACTATTTCTTGACAACCGTTTAAAAACTCTTCTAATTGATTGTATTCAGAATCTGGCCAATCTTCAGTAAAATCATTAATATCTGTATAAGTCGTTCCATAACCAGTATCTCTAGTTTCTACATGATTCGTGACCCCTTCACGTTCTACTTCAAAGGTAATTGTTGAAGAATCAAAATCATGGATAAAATTTTTTATATAGATCATTCACTTTCTCTCCTACTCACAAATAATTAAAATGACTCTCTCATCAATAAATTCGCCTTCTTCGTCAATCATTCCAGCTTGCAAATCAACGTCAATTATTTTCTTAAAAAATTCATTGCCTTCACTATTCGATTTCACCATAACTTCAATGTCACCGTATATTTCCTTTAACTCTTGAATTTTTTGTAATACTTCTAATGCATCCATTTTTTATCCTCCTTGTGATAATACTCTGTCATCATCAATAACAAACGCATTGCCTACACTATTCTCTAACAGTCTTCTCATCTGTTCAGCTTCTTCACTAGTAAATGCTTTTGCATCCTCTTTAGGTCCAAAACTGCAATAATTTCCAACAAATTTTTTTACATAGTTTTTATTTTCTTCTTTTCCAGTTAAAACATAGATTAATTTCATAATTAGCCTCCGCTGGTGCCTTTTTATTACATAAAATCAGTTTAGACGTTTTCTTGCTATTTTTCCCTGCAGCTCTGCTTCTATGGTTTAGCCTTCCAGCCATAAAGAAACGTAAAACAGACAAAAACACGCACTGATTTTGCACTTTGCCTTCTTGGATCCACTTCTAAAATAATGACAGCTGTTCTGGTTCAGTAAATGAACTGCTTGTTTTATTTTCCAGAAGTTCCATTGCTTCTTTTAGTATTTCTAATGTGTTTTGCGTTTCTTTTTCTTTTGGTAACTATTCATCATTTCAGGAGTAAAGAATTCTTTATGGTCGACCAAACCTCCACTCCTTTCGTTTATTTCTTCTTTATTTCAGCTAACTTTTTCGCAACACCTTGCCCACTTTTGTTGCATAACGGACAAGGCATTGCTTTCGCATGACCGAATCTATCTTTTTCCCAGACAATCATCTGTCCCTTGCATTTTATGCACGTCATCGTTTTTACCTCGTTTATTGTATGTGCCGTTTGCGATAGCTTTTTCTTTAAGTCGGCGTTTTTTCTTTTTGATTTTAGATTTAGTTTTACCCATTCACTTTGACCGCCTTTGTCAAATCAAATCCTAAAGCGTTTGGATGTCCTTCCACTTCTTCTGGTTTTACATGGTAAACATCTGTTTCGATGTTAAAGCCTCCAACTTCGGCAGCTTTTCTTAACACGTGACCATTCCAGCTTTTTCGATAGCCTGTTTTTTTATTTGCTTTAGGACTTACACAACTTCTTGCACCTTCTGCAGTTGCTTCACACGGCAAAACAAATAACGCTTTGTTTTGTTCGTCTAAATATAGTTGAACCCATTCTGGTTTGTTCAAGCGTTGTACTACTGGACCACTTAAAGCCAGACCGCTTTTTGAGATCGTTAAACATTCCTCTGCTTTCACTCCAAAATTGTTTGAAATAAGTAACGTTGCTGTATTTAAATTAAATTTCATGCGTTTGTTCTCCTCTACTTTGTTATTTTCTTTTCGCTTAATTATGTTTTCTATGCCATTTGCCTTTCGCCAGTTTTGAAATGTGGTTGTTCCCAGTCCGAGAGCTTTCTTAATATCGTTTACTTGATAACCTAAGTCTAATAAGCGCTGGTATTCTTCTTTCGTTAGCTTATCGGGATCTATTTTTGGTAGTGGTCGCTTATCGTTTATAAGATTAGAATTCAGTTGTTTTGATAATCTCTGGACCTCTTCCACGATTTCTGAATTATTCATCCACGATTCATCATCACCAGTCAAAAAAAGAATTCTATGACGAATGGCTCTTTTTGTTTCTCTGAGTTTGTTTTTCGTCATTCCTTTTCCTCCAAACTCATAATTTCAATTTCTGTTCGCTGTCGCATACTGTACAACTTTTGGCAAACCATCACAGCAATTTGACCATCGTTTTTATATAAAATACCTTCGGCAGCATCTGTCACTGCTTTGAAATAGTTGTCTAAATCAGGCTTTTTGTCGCAATATTTCCGCTCTAATTCCACTTCTAAGCGTTTCTGTTTATTGCTTAGAGCTGATTTAGGCGGATGGATATAAAACGTAATATGCGCAAAAATAGCCCCTTTTTCAATCAATTCTGGTTTTACCTTTCGTAGATACGCTTTTACCTTTTGTTTATAGGCTCTCATCGCTCGATCTTCGTACGTTTGAACATAATTTCCACGCCTTGCGAATCTTGGGCGACTTTGTGGCTTTGGTTCAATCGGTAGAATAATTCGCATATCTTCCACCTCGAACCTTACAAATCGGCTTCTTTGACGAATACTCCATTTACCATTTCCCCTTGGCGATTTTTGATTTCGCTATATGCTTGATTTAAGCATTCGTATAAGTCCATGTTATTTTGCATAGCGAGAATAATTAACGTCACAACCACATCACCGATACCATCTCTTAGGTCGTTTTCGTTGTTTCTTGCCAATGCAGCGCCAACTTCTCCGACTTCCTCAATCACTTTCAACATTTGCTTTTCAGGCTCTGCTGTATCTAAGCGCTTTTCTTTCGCCCATTCTTCTACTAATTTAACTAATTCGTTCATCATTTTCCCTCCATGAATTCTTTTATTTGTCTATCAAGTTCCGCTTGCTCTTCTGGCGATAACTTTTCTTCTTGCTGGTTATTTGATTCTTTTGCCCATTCTGGTAAATTTTCAGTCCTAACATTTTGACGTTGGTAAGTCGTTCGTTGTTGGCCACGTTCTTTTTCATTCTTGATTTCAAATTTTAGTTTTTCAAACTGCGTTCTTAGCTTAGAAGCACTTCTAATGTTTCCAAACCAGAATGAATTTGTCGGTAACCAATCAAGAACATAGTCAATTGCTGCAATAGTTTGTTGATCTCGTTCTTCGATTAACCTGAACGTATCAGCCCACTTTTCAATATTGGCTCTTTTCATTTCACTTGGAAAATCATTGATTAAATTATTTTTTAACTTTTCAGCAAGGCGTAAATGTTCGTTAGAATATTTACGAGAAGGTTTTGAATCTTCTTTTTCTATCTCTAACTCTTTCTCTAACTCTATCTCTATCTCTGGTGTAGATTTGTCCGGACATTTGTTACCCTTTTTTTGGACACTTGTCCGGACGTTTGTAGTTACATTTGTCACATCATTAAGCAACAGACTGTCTTTTTCTTTCTTGATTTGTTGTCTATAATCCCTTTTTCTATCTGCTTCTGTTGAAGATTTTCCAATAAAATTTTGGATATCTAACATATAAATTGCTCCATTATCTAAAACCTCAATGAGCTCTAAATCTCTAAAAACCTGTATTGCTTTTTCGACATCTCCAACGCTATGCCTCGTCACTTGTGATAGCATTGTTGAGTTGAATGGTATCCTTTCGTTAAACATTAGGCGCCCTTCATATTTCAAACTTCTTAAATAAAGTTTTAATAAGATATTGGAATAGATATAACCATCGGGCATACTTTCTAGCACAATCATTTCATCACTATCGAAAAAATTATCTTTGAGTTTGAGATAGTAATATTTTTTATTGTCTGCCATGTTTATCCTCCAATGTGTAATTTCTTGATGGTATCTTGATTTAATTTAATTCCTTTAACATGATATTTTTTCTTAAATGCTGTAATACCAATGTTATGTTTTTCAGTGTGATGGCATCGGCACAAACCAGCATAAGTGTATTCTGTATGGTCAACGCTTTTTCTTTTGCGCCGACCTAGCGCTTTATCGAAATGGTCAATATCTGCACCAGTTTTGCCACAAATGCAACAAACTCGGTTAGTTATACATTTGTAAAAGTAATATTCTTGATTTGCTGGTAAAATGTCGTACCCTTTTTTGAAAGGAATATTATTTTCAAAGATGAAATTCAAGATAATGTTCGCTAAAATGGTTGCATCGTCCATTGTGTTCATTGAGTCGTTTCTGAGGCTAATTTCATAGCCTTGTAACGCTTCAAATCTGAGATAGAACATTTCCTTTAACACTTCTGTTTCTTGCCCTGTGAAAGAGAATATGTCTTCTAGCATTGCAAAGATAAATCGACGTTGGGCAACACTAAATTTTCTCGGATCAATAAATCTTATTTCAACTTCTCTTGGCCCTGTATAATCAAAATACATGGTTTTTAATCGTTCAATATTTATTGCTTCGTTTATTACTGCTGTTATTGAGTTGTCTTTCAAACTCTTAATAACAGCAGAATAAACATTGTTTAGGTTCATTCAATCACTTCCACTTGAATCCCGTTATTAATAATAAAATTGTTTAGAGCAACTAACTTTTGATGTTCTGCTGTTAGTCTTAACGTAACTGTTTTCTCTAGTTGTTTTTTGCTGGTTTTTGGCGCTTCTTCCGTGATGATTTCGCCTGTCGCAGTGTCAACTGTTTTATTGTTGATTGTTTCAGTTTTCAAAGCAGCAATGGCTTCGTCGTGTTCTTTTTTTGCTCTTTCACGTTCTTCTTGTTCTTTTTTTAAAGCAACGGCGGAATCAATTTCTTTTATCAGCTCTGGTGCAGTAGACCCTTTATCAATTAATGCGACCCAAGAAAACGAGTCAAGGCCAACTGCCTTAGCATAATTTTCAACAATGAGCTTATCGTTTTTTATACGTTCTTTTTCAGATGCAACTGCTACCATCGATGCCGCTATTTCCTCAATAGTTTTCTTATTTGGTTCACCTTTAACTGTGAAAGCTGTTTTATTAGTCCACGAACTAGGAATTTCAATTTCGTCAATGGATACATTGTAGTTTTCAGACATTTCAGCAATCACTTTTTGAAGCTTTTTGCTTCGTTTCTGCTTCTCTGCTTCTTCGTATGATTTGATGCTTTCGTTAATTTCTGAACTAACTTCACTTATTTTTTCAGTATATTTTTTTATTTTTTCCTCAAAATCTTTTAACGGCTTATCATATTGATTTTTAACTTCTTTACGTTGATCATCTAGCAACGTTACAACTTTATTTAAGTCTGCTCTTGCTTTTTTAGCTTCAGGAATGTTTTCATCTGTGAAAATCATTGTTGAATAGTGCTTAACTGCGCTCTCAACCATCTCAGACAACTGTGCTTCATTTTGGATAGTGATTTTACTAGCTTTAAAATCAACATTAAACTGCAATTCTGTTGTTAATTCGTTTGTCATTAGCTTTGCCCCCATGTAATGTTTTCTTCTGGTTGTGGCTGGAATTGTTGTATCCATTGTTTCAGAACTTCAACAGCTTTATTGAACATACTAGACGGCATGTTTTCATTGACATCAACATTCAATTCTTTACTTAGTTCATTCCGCACATAGTCAAGTTCAGAATTCGATAACTCAGAAAGTTGTCTGATATGATCATTTAACGTGGCTAACTGTTTACCGCTAATCAAATTAACTTTCGATGTATCATTGTTCTTTTCAGCTGCCGTTTGGCCATCGTCGTCTTTATCTGCTGCAATTCCAAACGCTGCCGAAAGCGAGTAACGTCTTGCATATGTCGTTAAACTTCCTAATCCTTGAGGATTTGTCCCGCTGTTTGGAAATTCAAAAGGTCCATGAACTATATATTGACCACTAACGTGAGTAATAATTGTTGTGACTTTTAACGCATTATTCTCATTGACGACATTTTGTTGAAAATCAATTCCGCTTTCGGATTCTTGTGCAGCTTTTCTAATTGCTTCTTCAATCGCTTTTAGAGTTGCATATTGGAAATTCATTGGACCTTTTTTCGTTGTATAGGCAACTTCTGCATCAAATCTTGGTTGAATTAATTTGCTTTTTAGCTTATACATCCCATCAAACAATTCTTTTAAATTTTCGCTGTTCTCGTTCATTTATTCCCCTTCTTTCAGTAATGAAATAACTTTTTGAAGTCCTTCGATTAATTCAACTTGATTAAAATAAGCACTTTCATCTAAACTCTCGAATACTGTTCTAACTTCTTCATCTTCGCTATCTTGGTAAACAGCAACATGATTATTAATAGCATCCTTTTCAAAAATCAGTGATCCATAAGGTGAATGATTATCAATTAAGACAATTCTTTGCATTGAATCCACTTCCACTCTCATGCTATAATTCTCCTATCAATTAATTTTGTTTGTGACTTTTTGCTTGCCGGCGGAAGTCACTTTTTTGTTTCTTGGATAAATAACGCTTCTGGAAATACTGCCTTATTTATCGCAGTGTCTGGATATTTTTCTTTCAGCTTTTGAAATACCAGAGCTTTCGTGTCCTCAACCACGTAAATTTTCAAACTATCTTTACCAACCGCTTGAAACATCTAAATCCCTCTTCTCTCTTTTTGTTGCGCTATATATATCTGATTTTTTTGTTGCTGGTACCATAAATCAGCAAGTTTTTTGGTTTGCTGTAGTTTGTCTTTCCTAGTCATTTCTTAACCTCTCTATCTTCAAGTGCCAGATCATAAAATAGTGTCCAAATGATGAATAAGCCTATATACACATTTTGGATAATTGGATTAAAGTTTCCACCAACTAGCAAACCCAATCCGAAAACAATGAGCAATACTGCAATTCTTCTTAAGTTATAAATTTTTCTCATATTACTTACCTCCTATAACGTCTATTTATTTCGCTTATACTTGTTTTTTTCCCGCCAAACCAAAAATTCATCAAATTTCTGAATGTGGATAATTGGCATGCATGATGTAACGAGTCTATATCCATCTTTAAATTCTTTATGTTCCTTAAACTCTCTCAGAAGTTTTTGAAAGGTTGGTTTGTGATGCTGATAGCCAAAATAAACAATTGCTTCATCTTTTGCCATCCAAGCTTGCTGTAAATCGATAGTCTTTGCTAGTGTGATTTGCATGTATACATCTCCTTTCTATGCTGTCTTGTCATGTAAGAACTTGTTAACAAAATATATTTGCCCTTTACCAGTAATTTTCGGCGTTCGACTAATTCGAATACTTCCATCTGGATTGTTATGGGTTCGTTCCTTGATTTCCGCAATTCCCAAATCAAGTGACCGCTGGGTTGGCATATTGTAGCTTTCACCTTTTCGAGCAATTAGATACCCATTGTCTCGCAGCCATTGGAATAAACGATTCTGCCCAATGTCGATGCCGTTTTGCTTGATTAGCTTAGCTAGGTCACCGATTAAAATGGAAGTCTTACTTGCATCAACGGCATCTGCAAATAATGCTTTAGGTTTTAATGATTCATTTTCTAGTTGTAATACTTCTATTTTTTTCTGTTGAAATTCAAGAGCTCGTTTAGTCACCATTTCTGGGCTATTCCAAAACTTTTCTAGTTGAATAAAATATCTACGAGCTTGCTTTCCTCTTTCGGTACGTTGTAGCATTGAAATTTCCTTAGCCATGACTAGTTTCACATAATGATTTACTTGTGGGCGACCACCAAAAGGTTTATCGGATTTTTCCGAGAAACTGATAAAATCAACGTTTTCATCAAACCCGTATTTAATCATTCGTTTAAACCAATCAGTATAATTATCTTTAACTCCCAGAAATTCATATAACTCTCTACCGTTAACTAACTGTTCATCATTTTCATTTGTTGTAACTTTAATTAGTTCGTTCATATGATTTCATCCCTTCTATTCTGGTTGTCTTTCGTTCCATTAATGGAACACTTTTCCTTTTTCATTTGTATACTTCCAAAACTACCTTTGTTCACAAACGTGAACTTTCTCTTTAAAAAAATATAAATGAATAAAATTTGTTTCCAAGTCTAGCAATTTGCAAGCTTTCGTAATTTCAGTGTCTTTCCAAGAGACTTTCCCGTTCATTTTCAATGATATTGTTCTCTCCGACAATCCCATTGCGATAGCAAAATTATATTGAGTTCCAAACTTTTCAACAATTCTTCCTGCTAATTTTGAGTAATCATAGCACATTTACAAACACCTCCTCCAAGTTCATGAACATGAACTTTATAACCATATAATACATTGTTCATTTCTTAATGTCAACGAAAAAGTTCATGATTCATGAATTTTTTCGTTGAAGATATATTCAATATCTTGTATACTTAAATCTATAAGGAGGTGTACCAATGGATAGAGTTAAAACATCTGCTCGTCTAAAGCAACTTATGAGTGAGCGCAATTTAAAACAAGTTGATATTCTGCGTTTGTCAGAACCATATCAAAAAGAATTAAATATAAAAATGAGTAAAAGTACTTTGTCACAATATGTAACTGGAAAGCAATCACCTGACCAAAATAGAATTTATCTTCTGTCAAAAACTTTAGATGTTAACGAAGCATGGCTAATGGGGTTTGATGTCTCTAAAAAAAGAATCCCTGACGAACAAAGATCTAGTGAAAAAAATGACTTCGACATAGTACCTATATTCAACCAGTTAGAACCCAAGCTCCAACAGCTTATATATAACGAAGCTAAGTCTCATTTAGAAAAACAAAACAAAGCTTCTAATAATGTGGTTAACATTAACAAGAAAAAATATGATACTTTAGCTGCGCATTCACCAGACCCTGATAAAGTATTTACTGATGAAGAGAAACTTAAAATCAATCAATTTCTAGATAAAGTGGATGCTGATTATGATAGGAAGCAAAAAGAATGTAAACATCTTTTTGATGATGAATCAGATGATAAAGAATAATTTTCAGGAGTATTTTATGAACGAATATGAACTGTTGGTGTCAGAGGTACAGAAAAAAGCACCAGTTATTGAAACAGATTTGTTTCAAAATACTGGATGCTATGGGTTGTACCGTGATGGTAGAATTTATATTGAAAAATCGTTGAGTCTAGTTGAAAAAAGAAATGTGCTAGCTGAAGAACTTGGTCACCATGATACTTCGTTTGGCGATATATTAAACCAGGATTGTTTAGAAAACCGCAAACAAGAATTAAAAGCTAGACAATATGCTTTAGAACAATTAGTCACTTTAGATGATTTAATTAAGTGTTCAGAATCAGGATTCAGTAATCATTACACGTGCGCTGAATTTTTAGGGGTAGACGTTGAAACGCTAAAAAATGTACTCGCCTATTATCGTCAAAAATTTGGTGATACCCATTTTTATAAAGGAAGAATTTTTGAGTTTAATGATTTGTCAGTCATGATTTTAAATACAAATTTACAATAAAAAAGCCCCGTGCTACAACACGGAACTCTTTCCTCATTTATGAGAATTATTCAATAAATACATTATATCAGAAATGGGGAGTTTTAAAAATGAAAAAAAGGGTTATTTTAACTTCACTACTACTACCTATTATTTTTATATCAGGTTGTAGTGCCAGTGGTAACGATGATAAAACAAAAGAAGCGGAAACCCATGAAAAAAAACAAACTACCAAAATACCTGAAAATAAATTGGGAATAGATTCAAAAAAAGTAATAGAATCTAATTTAAATGAATTGACCGAAAGTAAATATGAACTTACTAATAAGTATGATTCCTATCTGACATCAAAAAATCTAAAAGTTGAAATATTTAAAGAAAGTTTATCACCGATTGCTTTTGCTTTGTTCACAAAAACCGATGAAAAACAGCCTTCTGCGCTAACCATTTTTTCTACTATGAGACTTGCAAATAGCGTAGTAGAAAAAAAGTTTGATGATTTAATTCTTGTTTTAGAAAATAGTATTCCAGATAATTCAAAAAAATATACTAGTAAATCTGAAAATTCAATAGATGATAATAAATTTGTCACTTTTGTTTTTAACAATGATTTAAATAGTAATGATTTAGACGAATTATTAGCAGATGTACTAGCTGGTAAGGATAAAAAGGCGCAAGAAACAACTGCTTCTTCCTCGCAATCTAGTAAAGTTCCTCTGGAATACACAAACGCAAAGATAAAAGCTGAAGAGTATATTAACCACAGCTCTTTTTCAAAAATTAGCTTATATAAACAACTTCAGTATGAAAAATTTTCTGATGAAGCAGCAAACTTTGCAGTAGAAAATATATCTACCAATTGGAATAAGCAAGCGGTAAATAAGGCTAAAGAGTATATGGAAAGTATGGATATCTCTAAAGAAAAATTAAAAGACCAGTTGTCATATGAAGGTTTTACCGATTCAGAAATAACTTATGCTTTAAATAATATATAAAAGGACGTGTTTTACATGAAAGTAGGAATGCGTAAACCAAGTATAAAAAAATCAATAAGTGCTCGTACTACTGGAAAAGCTAAACGTAAGCTTAAAAAAGCAGTAATTCCTGGTTATGGGCAAAAAGGAACTGGTTTCATTAAGAACCCCAAGAAAGCTATGTATAATAAAGTATATAATAAAACAACTTTTAGCTTTTGGGATTTGTTTAAGTAAAAGGAATGGCCTTCGGGCTTTTCTTTTTTCAATACTTGAGAACATACATTCGAAAGGAGTTTTAACATTGTGGATCGAGGAACTTCCTAATGGAAAATTTAAATACTTTGAGCGATATAAAGATCCGTACACGGAAAAATATCGACGTGTTTCAGTTACACTTAATTCGAAGTCTAACCAAGCAAAAAAACAAGCGATGATGGAATTACAGGATAAGATTAATAATCGAATGGAGAAAAAAGATCAACAAAAAGTATCATTAGAGAATCTCTTAAATAGCTGGTGGCAACAACATCAATTATCTATTAGGAAAACATCAGTTAAAGCTTACGGAAAAATTTTAAAATATATATTTTCCAATATGAATGTTGATGTACTCATAAGAAACACAGATACAAAATTTTTCCAAGACTTTATTAATGATTTACCGCATTCGTGGGAGTATAAGAAAAAATTCAAAAGTGTGCTTAACATGTCCTTCACTTATGCACAAGACATGGGAATGATTGATGAAAATCCTATCAATAGAGTGAAAGTTGTTAAACCCCCACTAACAAAAGAAAATTTTGAAAATATAGAAAGTAAATACCTCGAAGAGAGAGAGGTTTATCAATTATTAAGCTATTATTATTCTACATTTCAAAGTGTCCATCATGGTCGTTTAGCAGAGTTTATGTATTTAACTGGATTAAGAGCTGGTGAAGCAATTAGTCTTACTATAAATGATTATGTAAAAAATGAACATGCTATTTTAGTTAATGGGACTTTGGATTATTCTAACGGTTATAAAAACGCTACAAAAGAATTACCTAAAACTCTAGCATCATTCAGGAAAGTAGAATTATCAAATAGAGCTGTAGAAATAATCGAAGAGTTAATTTTAGAAAGAGAAATAAAATTCAAAGAGCAAACAAATTATCTATTTGTTGGCAAAACGGGCAACCCAATTCAAGTTAATTCATTCAATGCCTCTCTAAAGAAAGCTAATGAAAGTCTAGGTAAAAATAAAATAAACAAAACTATATCAAGTCATATTTTTAGACATTCTCATATTTCACTACTTGCAGAATTAAATGTACCAGTAAAAGCAATAATGGAACGTGTAGGCCACGTTGACACGGAAACAACTTTAAAAATTTATACTCATGTAACAAAAAAAGCTAAAACAAATCTGGTAGAAGCTCTAAATAAATATGGCAAGTGA